CTGTGGTACGACTGCAACCGCAAGCGGGTTCGTGTGGTTGAGCAGTATTTCCGTTACCAGGGCAAAGTCTGGTATGCGAAATTCACCAAGGGCAGTTTAATCACGCCCCCGACTGTCAGTCCGTATCTGAACGAGGACGGCATTCCTGAAGACCCTTACGCATGGCAGTCGGCGTATGTAGACCGCGACGGCAACAGGTATGGCGTGGTGCGGCGTTACAAGGACTTACAGGACGAGATAAACCACCGCCGTTCCCGGGCGCTGTTCATTCTCAACAGCAACCAACTGTTAGCCGAGGAAGGCGCTTTCGTTGATGCGAACAAGGCGCGCAAAGAGGCGAACAAACCGGACGGGTATCTTGAGTATGCCCCGGGCCTGAAGGTCGAAATACGCAGCAATACAGAACTGGCATCGGGTCAGGCGGGGCTGTTGGCCGACGCACGGCAAGCCTTGGCAACAACCGGCCCGAAAGCGGTCAACAACACATCACCAAGCCAGTCGGGACGCGCCAAGCAACTCGACCAGCAGACCGATGTGCTGGAACTTGGCCGGCTGTTTGACCAGCAGCGAGCGCAGAAGAGGCAGATGTACAAAAAGGTCTGGAACCGGGTCAAACAGTTCTGGACGGACGAAAAATGGGTACGGATACGCGACGAAGAGGGCAAGCCGTCATTCGCGCAGCTTAATCATCCCGTGACGGCAGAGGAAGAGGCGCAGGAGTTAGCGCAGAAGGGTGAGCAAATTCCCCAAGAGGTACTGATGCACCTGAATATGGGCAACGTGAATCAGGTTGTGCGCACCCGCAACGATGTTACGGAAATGGATGTTGACATCATCATAGACGAAGCCCCTGACATTCTGACGATTCAACAAGAGCAATTTGCCGACCTTGTATCGCTGGCGCAGGTTGGCGTTGTGTATCCGCCTGATGTGTACCTGGAAGCCTCAAGCCTCCGCAACAAGGACAAACTGAAGGAGAAACTGACGGGCGGCGACGACCCGGAAGCCCAGGCAGCGGCAGAGCAGCAGAAGCAGATAGAGCAAATGATGCTGCAACTGGAAGCGGCAGATAAGTCCACAAAGGCCGACGAGCAAGCGGCGAAAGCCCGCAAGACCCACGCTGAGGCAGAGGAACAGGAACTGACCAATATGCTTGGCAAATCGGCTACGGCGCAACTGGCTATGGAATGAAATAGCACATTTTCCGGTGAATTCACCGAATTGTGTTACCCATCCCGAATATCCCGGCTAACTGAAACGGGACCAAACGGGACCAAACGGGACCAAACGGGACGGTTTTTGCCAAGTTGCACCGATGCCGTAGCAATCGTGCGCAATTTGTAACCCATTGTTTTAATAGAAATCCCGTTTATCCCGTTTATCCCGTTTGGCTTTAAATGGGATGGGATGGGATGGGATTCCAACCACTGACCCAACAACCAACTTACCGAGATAGCCCGCCTTGTGCGGGTTTTTTTGTGCCTGTGAAAAGGCAAACCCGCCGCCGGGGTACTACGGGCGAACGTGACTGCGACGAAACGGCTGAACGTGATTGCCAACGATATGGGCAAGGAGTGAGAAATGAGCGAAGACACCACTTTGGGCGAATTATTTGACGGCTACGAGCCAGAGGAACCGGAAGCACCCGAGCCTGTAGAGCAATCTGCGGAACCGGAGGCGACTGAAACCCCTGAACCGGAAACCGACACGGGCGTTGAAGAGGCTGCGCCGCCGGCAGTCGAGGAACCCGAAGACGAAACACCGCCGAAGGATTTTGTGCCGGCCCCTGCTTTGGCAGAGGAACGGCAAAAACGGCAAGAACTCCAACGCGAATTGGATGAACTGCGCGGACAGGTGACGGCAATGCGGACACCGCAGCCTGAACCTGAGAAACCGCAAGACGTTGACCTGTTGGACGACCCTGACGCATGGGCTGCAAACACGCAGGCTAAGGCGGAGCAGCGAGTCAACCAGGCCGAAGCCAATTTCACCAGGCGGTTTATAGCGATGTCGGAAGCACAGGCAAAGGCTCGGCACGGCGAAGCCGCCTATACCGAGAGTGCGACTGCGTTTGCGGCAGCGGCCAAAGAAAATCCTTCACTGTTCCACGAAATGATGGCAGCGCCTGACCCGGCTGAATATGTAGTAAAGGCAGGGCAGAAGCTGAACAAACTTTCTGCAACGGGCGGTGATCTGGACGCTTTGATTGAGCAGGAGAAGGCGAAGGCTGTTGCCGACGCACTTGCTGCTGAACGGGCAAAGAAGACGGACACCAGTGTTGACGTTCCTGAATCACTCACCACGGAAACCGGGGCAACTCAGCGTAGAGATACGTTCGAAGTGCCATCAACAGAAACATTATTCGATTCGTAGGAATTAAGATATGACAGACTCAAGCGCAGCAGCGGGCCTGAAGGTTCAACAGTGGGATAGCAAATATTACACTGAAGCCCTGAACGCCCATATTTTCAAGCCCTTTATGGGAACTAAAACCAACTCGATTATCCAGGTTAAGGAAGACCTGACCAAAAAACCGGGCGATAGTGTGACCTACTCGTTGGTCAACAAGCTGACCGGCACCGGCAAGGTGGACGGCGCAACGTTGGAAGGCAACGAGCAGGATATGACTTCCCGCTCTCACAAGGTGACGATGCACCAGTATCGTGAAGGCGTTCGGATTCCGTCTTACGAAGAGCAGATCAGCGCGATCTCCCTTCGGAATGCGGCTAAAGACGTTCTGATGGACTGGAGTACGGAACTGTGGCGCGACCAGGTAATTGAAGCCCTTGGCTCGATTGACGGCGTTGCATACGGTTCGGCCAGCGCAGGCCAGCGCAATACATGGCTGGCAAATAACGCTGACCGGGTGCTTTTTGGTGACTCAGTGGGCAATGGTGGCTACACAACGCACTCCACTGACTTGGCGACTGTTACCGCCGGCATGACTCTCAGCACCGAGATATTGTCGCTGATGAAGCGCATGGCGAAACGTGCCAATCCCAAAATCAAGCCTCTCAAAGATCGCAAGGGTTACAAATCTTCGGATTCTTACGTGATTGTTGCGGACTCACTGGCGGTGCGGGATTTGGCGAATGACGCTGCGTTTTTGCAGGCCAATCGTGAAGCCCGTGCGCGTGGTGTAACCAACCCGGTTTTCCAGGGCGCTGATTACATTTGGGACAACATGGCGATTTATGAAGTGGAAGACATCGCCAGCCTTGGCACGGTAGGCGCATCCAGTGCTGAAGTGTCGCCTGTTTACCTGTTGGGTGCGCAGGCATTGGCTCACGCATGGTGCAAACGTCCGAAATCGAAGCAGGAAGAGTTCGATTACGGTGATAAGTTCGGCTGTGCAATCGAACAGTGGTATGGCATCGAAAAACTGATTTTTGGTACGGACGGGTCTGTAGACACCACCGACCCCAAAGATCACGGTGTACTGACCGCATACGTTGGCGCAGCAGCAGACGCATAAATCGGGAAGGGATGAAGGGGGCTTCGGCCCCCGGATTCTTTGAATTATGGCAAGACCATTAGAACAGTTTTACAAAGACGTACTGATTGAACTCACCATTGCACCGCCTACGGGCAGCGCAGCGGCAGAGGACATTCAGAGGGTCAAAGATAAATATGATGCGGTTCATGCGTTATTGCTGGATATGAACCTTGTCGAGTGGGCGGCTGATGAAGCCATCCCGCTAAAGTTTGTAGCGCCGCTGACCAAGGTAGTGGCGTTCTACGCAGCCCCTGCATTCTCGGTGCCGCCGCAGGAGTATGCCCGGTTGAAAATGGAGGGCGAACTGGATGCCTCGCCTATATCGCAGGGTGAGCGACAGCTACGCAAACGCATGGCACCTGACTACGTTTCCAGCCCTATCCAGAACGAGTTTTACTGATGCGCATACCGTTCGCCATTAATTCGGCGGAATCTCAATCGCGCCGGAACTCACGGCAGAGGCTTGTTAACGCTTACGCGGTGCCGGAGTCGGAAGGCTCAAAGTCACGCCCGCCTATTTTTGGCACCCCAGGCATAACCGCATGGAAAGAGGTTGGGACAGGCCCGCTGCGTGGCGGGGTAAAGTTTGAAAATGAACTTTATGTTGTTTCTGGCGATGAACTCTACCGGGTTCCTGAAACGGGCGACCCAGAACTGAAGGGAGTCATACGGACGCAGGGACGCGTCTCTTTTGGTGTCGGTGAATCGCTGGTGTTCAACGGCGGGTATTACTATGACGGGAAGGTGCGGCGGATAACAGCGTCGAACTTTCAGGGCGCTGAACACGTTGAATGGATTGGCGGGTATTTTATTTACCCCAAGCCGGGAACCGATGTTTTCTATGTGTCGAACGTTGAAGACCCCAACGCTATCGACAGCACGGATTGGGCTACGGCAGAGTCCGCGCCGGATGGGTTGGTTGCGGTGATTGAAGACCACAACGATCTGCTGATGTTTGGCACGGCCACGACGGAAGTTTGGTCATTGCGGGGCGGTGAATTTCCTTTCGCGCCTACATCGAACGGCAAGATTGAACTTGGCTGCATGGCCGAGTGGAGTCCTGCCAAACTCGATAACACGGTGTTTTGGCTTGCCAGTGATAAGACGGTGCGGGCGCTGCGTGGTGTCACGCCGCAGAAGTTATCAACGGCGGAAATGGATGCCAAGATTGAGAAATACAGCCGGGTTGATGATGCGGTTGGCATGGCTTCAACGGTGGCCGGCAGGGCGGCTTATACACTGACATTCCCGACTGAAGGGAAGACCTGGCAGTACAGCGTCAACACCGGGCTATGGAATGAACTGGAAAGCTACGGCAAAGGCCGTTGGCGCGCTGATGGGCTTGTCGAGGTGTACGGCAAGACCGTTGCGCTGGATGCCTACAGTAACCGCTTGGGCCTTTTGGACATTGAGGCGTATGACGAATTTGGCGAGATACTGCCGTTTGTTATGCAGTCAGCGCCTGTACATAACGGGAACCAGTGGATATTCCACAAGGGGATACACGCGGATTTTGAGACGGGTGGCGATACTGTAACGGATGCCGTTAGCGGGAACGCCCGGGACGCAGTTGTCACACTTCAATGGAGTGACGATGGGCGCATTTGGAGTGATGAATACCACCGCAGTTTGGGCCAGCGGGGGCAGCACTCGGGGCGCATATCGTGGCAGCAGAATATGGGGAGGTCGAAAAACCGGACGTATCGGCTGACGATAACTGACCCTGTTTATCGGCAATTCTTGGGTGCCGAGGGAGACATGCGGGCCGGTGGCTATTGACGTTCCAAAACCCCGTGCGGGAACACCAAAAGACGACCCGGCGTGGGAAAGGTATTGGGATGCGTTGTATGAACGCACAGGCGGCGAGAATGATGCCGTGGCGGCGGCGCAATCTACAGCGGAGCAGGGCGTATCTGATGCCGCGACAGCGCAGGACACGGCAAACAGCGCAAGCCCAAGCGTAGAAGTGAGCCGATTGCGATTTATCAACATGGCGTTATGACTCCGATACTTGCACAACAAATAGGAACGGGCGCGCTCGTTGAACTGCACGATTGTAGCACGATGGCACACATCGAGATTCATGTGGCGAATCGTAGCGGCAGCGGCGAAACCTTTGATATTGCCCTGTTGCCGGCTGGCGTTGAGGCAGTTGCGGCGGAGCATTACCTGTATGCGGGTGCCACCGTGGGCAGCAACAGCACAACCAAAGTTGGCCCGGTCTATCTGAATGCCGGCGACAAGGTGATGGTTAACGCGGGCGGCAATGTGACATTTACAGCAAACGGATACGAACATGACGGAAGTTAAACGCATCAGCCTGGTGGACATGATCGAAGAGACGGGTATGCCCGCGCTCGGCTATTCACGACCACAGGAAGACGAGATATTGCTGGTCGATGGTCTGCCGAAACCTCTGGAAAAGGAGGTGATGGCACACGAACATGACCACATAGCAGCGGGCGAAGAGGGGCCATTTATCGGGGCTTTGATTGGTGCAGGGGCTTCGTTATTCGGCGCTAAAAAGGCGGGCGATGCGGCGGGCGATGCTGCGGCGGTATCGGAGCGCGGCACAATGGCGGGGATTGCTGAGAACCGTCGCCAGTTTGATACATCAACGCTGGTAAACCTGCTGATGAACATGCCGAGCATTAACACCGGCAATGTGGCGCGGTCACAGTTGGCGGGTATGTTGGGGCTTGAAGTTCCGGGCGTGGATTATGGGAGTTATGCCGGATTATTTAACAAGGGTTCGGGCGGTGGTAAAAGTTGGTCAGGCAATTCAGACGGCACCCCCGGCTCAGACTTTAAGGCGTGGCTAAACTCAAAACGGAATCAGGCAAGTGGTGGCGGTGGTTCATCCGGTCTTGGGCGCGCATTCCGAGGGCTTGAGGCACCAGATTCGCAGATGACTGACCCGAGCGCGGTGATTGAGCGCACCCCCGGCTATGAGTTCGTGAAAAATCAGGGCGTAAAGTCGATCATGAACAACAGCCGAGCATTGGGGCTTGGTAAGTCAGGCATGACCGCTGGAAACGTGGGTGAGTTCGTTGGCAACTCGGTGGCTTTGCCGTTTTATTCGGATTACATGAACCGCATTGCCTCGCTGGCCGGTGCTGGCACCAGTACGTCAGCAAACACCTCCGCGAACATTGGGGCGGCTGCAACGAACTCCGGCGCAATGAATGCGGGGTTGATGCAGAACGCAGCGGATACCCGGGCATCGGGCATTCTTGGCAAGGCAGGGGCGTATCAGGCTGGCCTGAACAGCATTGCCGATGTTGCCGGCGATTACTTTGGCGGCAAGTACGGCACCCCGCCCATAAATGGCGGCGGAGCAGGCGGCTTGTTTGACGACATGGGAATAGACATAGGCTTATGAGTACCGTACTGGACGCGATTATAGCCCGGGGGTTTAACATTGACCGGCCAGAGGCAGGCACCCGGTTCGTCAATGCAAAGAACCGCCGGCAGGTTCTGGACTCCAATCTTGAGACGGATGAATTAAACCGCGATATAGGCGAATTCAACCTTGCTCAGATGGTTGACCAGGTGCAGCGTCAGCAGCAGACCCGAGGCGCAGTAGGCGACTATCAGGCTGCACAGGCTGAAATTCCCGAGGTGCAGGCTGCACAGATGCAGGCACTGGAAAACAGCAACGGACTGGAACGCATCAGCCCTGAACTGCGTGACCGGGCTATGGGTATGCTGCAACAGCCAGCCAGCGAGATCACCGAGCGCCAGCAAAAGGCGCTGAACCTGATTACCCAGAATTACCCTGACCTGTTCGCGCAGCAGATGTATGCGCAGCCAGAACCGCAGGGCGGCGTGATTGCCCCCGAGCAAGCAGCGGCGATGGGCCTGCCGACAGACAACGGCGAGGCGTGGGGTGTTAAGCCTGACGGAACGCCTGTTCTGCTGAATAAGTCAGGAATGCAGGTCAATGTTGGGCAGCCTCCGTCCTATGTATTTAAAGAAATGGCCGGAGAGAACGGCGAGACACAAATTGTTGCGCTGGATAAAAACAACCCAAGCAACACAATGGTTGTTGGTGAAAAAGCGCAGGAACTTGGCGCGACAGCGCGGGCAACGGTGGCAAGCAATCTGCAAAAAATACAACTTGGCCGGCAGCAGTTGGAGCGTGTAAGACGGGCGTGGGAAGATTTAAATAAAACATCGTTCCCGGGCGTGGGGGCTATTGGCGCAGGCCAGTTCGGGCAGGGCTTGATTCCTTCAGAGGCGGGCAACAGGTTTGATGTCGCCGCCGATTCGATGTCGCAAACGCTTCGATCACTGAGCAGAACCCCAGGCGAGGGGCAAATGAGTGATAAGGAGACAGCGTTGGCCTTGGCCCCGGTGCCAAAACGGACTAATTACGAGTCAGTAACCGTCGAGCAAATGGACGAACTGGAAGCAATGTTCGATGAAATGGAGCGCGGTTATACCGAAATGCTTGAAGGCGCACCGGCTGCACAGGGCGGGACGCAGCCGCCGATAGCAACCGGCGGGCGTATCCGGGTTGACGCGGATGGAAACGTGATAAATGACTGACATTACTTTACAAGATGGCCGGGTTTTGTCAGTTGAAACTGACGACCCAGAGCGGGCAAAGCAGGCGGCTATCAACTTTCTGCGCAGAGAGCGCGAGGCAGGGAACGCCCCGGCTTACGATGACAAATGGCCCGATGCAAACCCTGCCGAGGGCATGAGCAATGTCGAGTTAGGTTTAGCTGGCGCAGGCAAGTCAGTGGTGGATATTGGGCGCGGCTTAAAGCAAATAGGTATGGAAGCGGGCAACCTGGCCGGTGTGGTTGATGATGAAGCCGTAACTGATTATCGCGAACATATTGACCAAATAAACAAGCAGGACGCGCCTTTAATGGAAACGGGTGCGGGCTTGACTGGCAACGTGGCGGGAACGCTGGCAACGACCATGATACCCGCCGGCATTGCTGCCAACGCCACGAAGGCGGTGAACCTGCCGAGAACCGCCGCTGCATTGTCTAAATTTGTGAACCCGACGACGGCAGTATCTGCGACGGCAACCGGCGGTGTTCACGGGGCCATTCAGCCTGTTGGAACAGACCAAAGCCGTTTGGAAAATACAGGCGTTGGTGCGGCCACAGGGTTAGCCAGCAATGCGGCTCTCAAGGTTGGGGCAAGGGCAGCGGAACCCGTCAAGCAGAACCTCAGTAAAGCGGGGCGGGCAGCAGCGGACTTGCTGAGAAAAAACGGCATTGACCTCGATCTGGCGCAGCAAACTGGCTCCAAGCTGGCAACGCGGGTGTCTTCATATCTGGATGACAGTCCTGCCACTGTTGGCGCACAACAGGAGTTCAGGGACGGTCAGCAACGGCAATTCAACCGGGCCGTGCTGAAATTGATCGGCGAGAATGCTGACGCTGCAACCCCTGACGTATTGGGCCGAGCAAATACGCGAATTGGCAAAGTGTTCGATGATTTTGCGGAGGCAAACCCGCTGAACTATGACAACGTGCTGCGCAAACAAATGGCGGCGCTGTTACGGCGGGCAGAGCGTGAACTGGAACCCGGGCAGGTTGTGCCAATAAAGAAAATGGTCAACCACATTAATGAGCGGGGCATGGCTGACGGGGCCATCTTGGGGAGAACGTACCAGAATGCTCGATCATCGTTGGGCCGGATGTCAAAGGGCGGCGAAAAGGGGTATTTTGCTCGGCAGCTTCGGGAAGTGCTGGATGACTCGTTAGAGCGCACTGTTAAGTCGCAGGGCGACGATGCCGGGTTGACAGCAATTCGCAATGCGCGCAGGGATTATCGGCGATATTTGCAAATTGAAGACGGTGTCGGCCTGAATGAATCGGGCGATATAGTGCCTACCACCTTATATAACCGGGTTGCATCAAAAGGCAATCGAGCGCAGACATTGCGCGGTCGCGGCGACCAGGAGTTAGTAAAACTAGCCAGAGCCGGAAAAATGCTACTCAAGAATAAAACGCCAAACAGCGGAACCACCGCAAGGATTGCGGGGCAGCTTGCGCCGAGTGTCGCGGCCGGCGGAATGGGGTACGCGGCGGGCGGTGATCTTGAAAGCGCCGCAAAACTTGCAGCGGGTGTCTATGTTGCGCCCCGGGCAATTCAATACGCGATGAATAACCCCGGTATAAGTTCGATGCTGGCTAACGGCATGGATGACGGATTATTGCGGCACATTCTGCAAATGCCGCAAACAAGTTCAACGGTTGGCGGTGTCCTCCGACACGCTCCCGCTGCGGCTGTTGTCGGAACTCCAAAGAAGTAAACGCTTTATTTTTGAATCCGGCAGTTTGCCAACGAGCCACGTTAGGAAAGCAGCAAGCCCGAAAAATGCAGACAATGCCGCCGCTTGGCTTAGAACCGTGATGGCAATTACTTCAAGGTCGCTCATTAAAAAACCTTACCACAAACCCGCTTCGGCGGGTTTTTTGTTGGAAAACATATAGATGCAAACACGATATTTTGACAACCGGCCCCAGGGTATCACCGCAGACGGTTTGCCCATTGTAGGCTCTAAGACGTTTTACCTGACCGGGACGACGACGAAGATCACCGTTTATTCCGACAAGGAAAGGCTTACACCGCGCACCAACCCGGTGAACGCTGACGACAATGGGCGATTCCCTGCCATTTTCTTTGACCCTGCCGACCTGACAGCCGGCATCAAGGTGATATTCCACGACGGGCCGGACGGCACAGGCTCCGAAGTGTACAGCGATGACCCGTATGGTTACGACACGCCGCTAACGTGGGCAGACTTATCGAGCGTGTTGACGCGGGCGCAGCTTGGTGAGGCGTTTTACCCGCGCACGGGCGCAGAGTCTGACGCAGGCATCACGCCGACAAATTATCAGTATGAACCGGGCAACGTGATTCGATACGGCGCTGACCCCTCTGGCGCTACTGACAGCCACACGGCAATTCAGGCGGCTATTAATTGCGCTTCCTTTGCCCACGCGGGCGGCGATGGCGACCACCCGGCGGCTGCGTATATTCCTACGGGTTACTTTTTTGTCGCCAGCGATTTGTACGATTTCTACGACGAGACGAACAACAGCGGGTTCAATAGCGCCGACGACCATGAGGGGCGTATCCATATTTACGGCGATCTGATGGGCAATCAGCAGGCGCTGAGTTCAAACCCTGTAGAACCGCGTGGCTCGGTGCTGAACTTTTCTGCCGGTAAACGGTGGATTATGGCCGATGCAGAGGAAAACGCTTACAACGCGCTCGGCCATGATGTTGCGCGGATTGGGGTGATTACGGACGTTGACGGCATCGCTGTTCAGTGTCACGGGTTTGCTCATTCATCCATGCAGAAGGTTTGTATTGTGAATAAAAGTTCCGACGCGGCGGCTGTTGGGTTGTCAGTCAAAGACGCATGGATTGCCCGCTTTCAGGATATTTATTTAACCGGGCCTGATTACTACGGGAAGCCGGTCTTTGATGGCGGTTCTCGGTACACGTTCACCGGCACCGGGCTGGTTCATAACGTTGGCAATCTTGGCGGCGGCGACACTGAATTTATAAACGTAAATGCGAACGGTTGGGCGCGTGGGTTTGAACTCGGTGAGGATTACACGGGCGATGACCAATATGTAAACGACAACACCATATTCCGGCACTGTCAGGCCCATTACAATTCTATCGGGTTCGATGTTAAGTCCAGGGTCGGCGGCGTTCTGTTTGACCAGTGTTACGCAGAATTTAATTACAAGTCTATTGAGACGGGCGTGGGTGCTGGCATGTGGATACATGAATCCGCCGGCAAAAAGAAATTGAACGCAGACACCAACCGCGACGGGATGATAACGCTGCGCACATTTCACGTTGGCTGCACCGATGATAACGAGCATTATCATATCTTGTTGGGCAGTTCGGACGTTGACGAAAACGCATCGGCGCACGGCAATGTGACTATCGAGGCTCCTGAGTTCGGGCAGACAAACGCCAATACAACCTGTATTCGGCGCTATAACTCGCCTGAGAATGGGTTTGTAAAAATCAGCGACCCAACGTGGTCATATAACGGCGGCAAGTTTTTACAGCTTGAAGACGAACCACAGTACAGACCAATAACACTCAAAGGCACCGAGGGGCTGCACTGGAAAGGTGGCACCAATCCGGGGTCAGCGGCTGATTTTGTCAATGATGGTTCGGGCAATGACTTGTCGAAATGGTTGGGCGGTCATTCGGACATTGCTGCTGCATTGGGTAACGCCACGGGCGGCAGTCCTGACACCGATTACACAAACTGCCTTGATGTGAACCGGCATATTGTATTCACACCAACCGGCACGGGTACGCACACCATCAAGCTGCCTTCATATGCCAATAGCCCGGACATGGACATCCTGATTGTTAAGAACAACGCGCAGGCGACATCTGACATCACGTTGGAGGTTGAAGCGCCGGTATGGGTGTCTGGCACGTATTACACCCGTGGGCAAATTGTGGAAGACCCGTCAAACGCCAATGATTTGTATATGGCGATTATCAGCGGGTCGAGCGCGACAGAACCGCATTCTGATAGTTCACGTTGGGCCAGTGTCACGAACAACCAACAGCACACAATCAACGGTGCGAGTTCGTGGACATCGGGCAACACGGCAAAACACAAGATGATTCAGTTATCGCTGCGGGCATCGAACGGCAAGCGCGAGAACACCTGGACAGTCATCGAGCATGTTGAGCCATGAGCCTATCGGATGCGCTGGTTGAGCGTGTGAAGTATCACGAAGGCTATCGCGCCAACGCCTATCAAGACAGCGTAGGCGTGTGGACGATAGGTTATGGCACCAACTTGCAGACGCTAACGCTTGATAAGGAACTGGCAGAACGCTGGTTGCTGGAGGAACTGGAAGGCTGCCGCGAGGCTGTTGATGACTACATTGGCGGCATGGGGCTGGATAACGCACGGCGCGAAGTGTTGATAGAAATGGCCTACAACCTCGGTTTTGCGGGGCTGATGAAATTCCGGCGCATGTGGGCAGCAATACAGAATCACGATTTTGAAACAGCCGCCGCCGAGATGCTGGATTCAAAATGGGCGCGACAAGTAGGCCGGCGGGCTGATTCGCTGGCGGAACTAATGCGGGCAGGGCGATGATTGAGAAATTACTTGCAGCGATCAGCGTGGTTGCCTCTGCCTTCGCGGCTTTTATTTTTCTGGATGCTCGTCACGCATCAAGCGAGGCGCTGACAGAATTCAGGTGGACGCAGGAAAAGCGAGCAATAAGCGAAACGCAGGACGAAATAGGCTTCGCAGAGAATCAGGGCGACATAGAGCGACTGGCGCGCAAGGAAGAAGAACTAGATCAGATTATTGATGTTTTCTGCCACCAGTTCCCTGACGACAGAGAGTGTGACTGATATGTGGAAAGCACTAAAGACCATGTTTGCAGCCGGCGAGAACAGCGGGCAAATCATCCAAGGCGCTATGAAAGGCATTGATGCGCTGGTCTTCACCGAGGAAGAGCAAGCCGGAGTCCGTCAGGCCAGCATTAAGGCATGGATAGCCTACCTGCAAGCAACGCTACCGATGAACGTGTCCAGGCGGTTCATTGCCATAACGATCACGCTGCTTTTCTCCCTGAACTTCATTGCGTTCCTGCTGTTTTCTGGCATGGGCGTGTTGCTGAATTGGGTGGAGGCGGCGAAATTCGCAGAAATATTACTGACATCCTTGCAGACAGTTATCGGGCCGCTGTTCGGGTTGGTCGCGGGCTTTTACTTCTGGAAGGGCGTAAAGGACAAACAGAGTTTAGGCAAATTTAACGAAGGTAATTCTAATGGGTAGCACTACAAACACATACGCAGCAACCGGCGCGGTTGAGGTCACACCATCAGACTCAGACAGCATATCGACCTGTCGGGCTGTCATTGTTGGGGGCGCGGGTAATATTAAGGCTGATTTTAAGGACGGCACAACCGCGACTTTTTACGTTGCGGCGGGTGTTCCCATTGCGGCGATGCTGACCAAGATTTACACAACAGACACTACCGCAACAGATATTGTGGCGCTGTACTGATGCAAATTGGTATCGGCCTGGGGCTGACAAAATCTGGCAGTGATGGGTTGTCTGCACAAGCCCGGGCGGCGCTTGAGAACATTCCGAATGCAACCAGCGCGGAGAAGGCGGCGGTGGCCCGCTATGTTGATTCACTTGCTACGGGTGGAGTCTGGGACAGGATTGATGCTATTGGCATCCATGCGCTTTCAGACAATACGGACAAACTCGCAAACCTGAAAGGCGGTGCTGCTTATAGTCGAGTCAATACCAGCAAGGTTCTGTTTGTTGCTGATGGCATCCAGATAACCCCCGGCACAGGATACCTGCAAGCCCCGGTAGCGCCGCACGGCATTGATGATGAACTTGCCTGTAACTATGTTGTGAGTTCTGACGCATGGGACACGGGAACAGAGCGCCTGCTATCGTCTGAAACAGGTTCACGCATCTCCCGTGTGTATCGCGTAAACGCCACAACCTTGCGGTATCAAGGGCAGCAGGACGGTGCGAACTATGCAGTCGTTTATCAGCGGCCCGATATACATATGTTTGTGGCTTGCGATATGCGCGCTACAGGTCAGCAGCGCGTGTATATTGACGGCAGGTGGCAGGATTCTGACGCTGAAACCTCAACGGTAGCGCCTACAGATAACTGGGTTATTGGCAATAGATCAGATGCTCCATCGGTCAATAATACATATCCGCACACAACAGCCCTGACGCTGTTCGGCGCAGGGATCGGCATCACAGCAGATGACCATAGGCTGCTAGAGAATGCAGCGCGAATCTTGGTGGCAGAACTTGGTGTAGCCGGCGCACGGCTTGCCTTCCCGGTTGTGCTTGGTGATTCGTGGGTAAATACAGCCGGCAACAGTCACGGTCATTTCAATGACTGGTACAGCCTGAAGGATGATGATGTTGTTGATGGTGTGAGTGGGCGGCGTATGAGCCGATTTAACCATCCAGACAGCACGGAAAAGGACGGCATTCTTGCGCTTGAGACTGTGCTTGATGAGGCGTTCGCGCTTTCGCCATCGCCTATCTATGATCGCGATTCATTAATCATTGCGCTCGGTATCAATGACTTTATGACTAACAGTGATTGGACAAACTGGAGCGAATTACAAAACGCGATGATTGAGCAGGTTCGCGTTTATCAAGACTTCATTTCTACCAATTACACCGGGGCAAATCACTCCCGCAATGTCCGCCCCCGCGACCTTGTTGTGGTCGGGCCTGGGCCTATCGGCGCATGGGGTTCGGTGATTGCTGAACCAGAGCGCATCCCTGAGTTTGAAAAGTTTATTGCTTGGGTTCCGGGTTTTTGTGCGCGGCATAACATCGAGTATGTTGACGTTTACAATTCGGATATATATGACCCAGAGACACAGGGCATTAAGGCCGAATACCAGTCAGATGGTGGGCATATCAACGACTCAGCGGCAGAGAATGTACTAGCCCCGCTGGTTGATGCAGCTATTGAGCGCAGGCGGACAAAACCATTTATGACCGACCTTGCCATGACCGCGCAAACAGGTATCGGCTGGAATGACCCAAGCGGCGGAACGTATGAGTATGTGCCTGTTATCAGCGGCGCAGACAATGAAACGGTGGCCTGGAATCGAACGGCAGACGGAACCGGCAACGAAATCATTTATGCAACCCCGGTTTTCTTGAAGACGGACGCAACGAAGAAGATTTTTGTCCGCGTCAATATAGATGATATTACCTATAACGGCGATGATACTTGGCGGCTTGGTTGGGCGGGATACACCCGCGAATCAACTGGCGGGTGGGATGCGCGACTGTCAAACGGGGCGGTAACGACCCCGGTTATTCGCATGTTTGACTCCGGCCTGGGTAGGTCAGCTAAGGCGTTCTCTGCCGGGACTGGTTACGGCAATTCTGTATACCACTTGATGCAGGAAGGTTCTTTTCTGGACTTTGCCATTGACTTAGAACTTGGCAAAGGTTGGGTTGCGCCGGGTGGAATGTGGCACAACGATAAAGACGGCAACCGCAGCGACCCCGCAACGGGCGAAGGTGGTTTCGATCTGTACCAGTTCGACACATCTGAAACAGGTTATTGCATCGCGCTAGGCACAGAGGCGCAGGGCAACATGACGCTTTCCTTCGCGTCAGAAATTCCCGCCGAGGCAGTCCCTTCCGGCTTCTCAGTCTACAGCGCATAAAGGATTAGAATGTGCCTGAAAAAGAATTGTTTAGTGCTGGCGATATTATCACCGGCCTCATTGTTACGTGCGGGGCTGCGGTTTTGACTGCGGTGGGTTGGGTTGGCCGGAAGGTTGCCGGATACGATGCGCGCCTGAATGAGTTGGAGTCGGCAGAGGCAGAACGGAAGGAGCGCGAGGAACGTTTTGACGCGCGCTATCAGGAAGATGGGAAAAAGATTTGGGATGCTGTAACTAATGTTCGTGTTGAGTTAGTGGCAGTGGGTGCTGACGTTAAGCACAACAAGGAAACGGCGCACGACATTCAGGACGATATAAAAGAACTGCTGCGGCGGTCACAGTGAAGAAGCTGCCTAAGCACACCCCGGAAAACCCCGCCATTCGTGAGAGTATCCGCAAAACTGCCTAAATTCAAACAGCCTCAAAGCCGCGTAAACCCTACAAAAGCCGGGTAACTCTTAATCTCTTGGTCGTAGGTTCGAATCCTACACGGCCCACCATTTTCAGCAGATTCGGTGCCTAAGAAAAACCGCATCTGCCTAAGTTTATCGAACCGGGCGAACCTTCCGCGCCCGTTTATACAGCGGCATCAATCCTAGCCCCTTGTCGTGGTCTGATTCTGCCTTTGCCCGTAGGTCGTGGAATGTCCAGTCAACACTCAGGCGGCGCATGGCGCTCTGTATCGCCCATTCACCCCACTGTTGACCGTGAGAGTTAGTGAGAACATACGGGCTGTCTGCGCGGCTCTGAGAGCGTATCAGGAAGTATCGCAGCGCCTCGGTGATTTCAACGGTCAGGCGCTTGCCCGTTTTGCTTTCCTCTATCTCGATGCCTTGCGGTGTTATCTGGTTGCGTTTCAGGTTGCGCAAGTCCTTTTGCCGCAGTCCGGTCAGGTAGGCAACAGCGAGTAAGTCCTGCATATGCTCCGGGGCGGATTCAAAAGCGGCCCTGAATTCATCGTCACGGATATACCGGCGGCGGGGCTTTTCGGTATTGCGGCGAACACCCCGGCAAGGGTTGTATTCCACCATGCCGTGCCGCATCCCATAATTGAAAACGGAGGAAAGCAGGGCGAATTCCCGGTTGCCCGATACAGCTTTGCCTTGCTGCTTTCGCAGTTCCAGGTATTGAGCAACATCGGAAGGCGTGACTTCGTTCGGCGGTACTTCGCCAAAAACAACCCGGATAGGTTTAGCCTTTTTTTTATAGAATTCTTGGGTTGAGGGTTTCAGATCCGCCATCCCAAACGAGAGAAAGGCGGTAACAAGTTCGTTTATTGTATGGGCGGCTGGATTGAGAACGCGGGCAAGTGCGCGGTGCATTTCCGCCTCACCATCAGACACGCGGCAAAGGTGGTGCCATTTCCCTTTGTGGACGTAGTAATACGCCCCGTTTGAGGCATGAACCTTTTTAGGTAAGTCCCGCGAAGTTTGGTTTTTTGCTTTCTTTTTTGACATCAGTGACCACTATTGCAGAAACGGTATCATCGCGCCCTGGCGGCATGAGTCGAAGGTGTCGAGACTTCTTTGCCCATTCTCGGATTCGGCTCTTTTGGTTCACATCATAACCCGACATTGCGGCAAGCTGTTGGTGTGTCAGTATCACCTCCCAGCCCCCCCGGTTATATCGACACGCCAATTATTCCGCGTCATTTTGGCTATACCTTCGATTCGGTTTAGTGCGGCGGCATAGTGCCGAATGTGTTCGACTTCGGCCGCCATGCTTTCGATTTGTTCGGTCAGGTCAGCATTAACCCCGACCAGTTCAGCGTTCCTTGTCTGAGCGGTTGCCAACTCAATCTGTAGGCCCGCGACTTGCTCGGCGGCGGCGGCGTTTGCAGCCACCTGTTTTTCCAATTCCAGTTCAGCGCCGTCAAGGTCACTATCCAACCTTGCAACCTCGGCAATCAGCACGGGTATGTCACGAATCGCAAGCCCTATCCGCAGCGTGTCAGCCTTACGCCAAAACGGCCCGCCCGGTGCAAGGCGGTCATGCGTTGCCTGTAGCAAGCGAAGCGTGTCGTTTATAGGTAATAGGTCAATCACCCCTCAGCCCTCCCGGTTAGCTTGCCAAACCATCGCCTTTCAAGCCTTAAAAGAATGGCTGATATGACCGCCACAACAACAAGAAACACGGCTATAAAAGCAAGCGCAGTTAGGTCACTCATCCCTCACCCTCCAGTAGTTCAGCAATACGGGGCGATTCAGTCCAGTCAATACCCGCATTTCTGTAGATGCGCAGTTCGTTTAGCTTCGATTTCGCCGCTTCCAGTTCGGCTTGCAGCTTGTGTACAGAGCCTTTTAGCGCCGATAATTCGCAGCCTAAGTTAACCCAATCATGCATAGGCGGGTCGTTAGCATTAAACGCTGCCGATAAAACTTCGCCTATTCTGCTGTGCGCGTCACTCATCGCCTTCCTCCCAAGCGTAGTAAACCGCCTCGCAACGCTCCACCCAAACCCGCTTGCCGGGTTCGGTTTCGATAACGTAAACGTCGCCCGCCGCATTCGGCGCGTAGACCAGTTTTCCCTCGATGAATTGTGTGTTCTGTCCATCGTGTTTGAAAACCACCGTCACCCGCTTTCCTATTACTGCTCTCATCCCTCACCCTCCAGTAATCAATTCAATAGCGCCCAAATCAGCCAAGCTATTAGGACTGGCACAAGGCCCGCAAAAAACAGCAATCCATCTATCCCCGCCCCAATGCCTGAGTCGGTTTTTCTCAGCGTCACCCACAGGAACCATGCGGCTGTTATAAGGGCTGGCACCAGCCACCAGCCAAGTAATATGCTCATCCCTCACCCTCCTGCAGTCCGTTTGTTTCAGCCCACCACTGTATTGCTGATTCCAATTCTCGAATCCGGGATTTGGCCGCTTCCAGTTCGACAAGCAGGGTGGCGCGGTCATCGTATGCTTCAAGACCCGCCACTGTTGTTAAACATTCGTTGCGGCGTGTGTTTTGGTGCCGCGCCTTTATCGCTTCAATGTCACTCATCGCCAGCCCTCCCGGTTAGCTGTTTCGACAATCGCAGAACCTGTGCATAAGGTATCCCGGTGTCTTTAGAAATGCGTTTTTTGGTGTAGCCGCACGCAAGGCGCAGGCGAATCCTGTGTTTGTCAGCGCGAGTTTTGCACCACCTCCCACATGATTCCGGCCTATCGCCATTATCAAGCGGCAAGTTGTTGTAA